CCTGCATCAACGATGCTGGCCTTCAACTCAGCCGCAACCACTTCAGATGATTTGGTCTCGCACTCAAACTGCATCTCGTCGTGGACATGGGCTACGAGGTAGGCAATACCCTGCACCCGATCACAGGCAAACACGGTAGCCTGCTTCATGACCACAGCTCCGGCGCATTGCAGGAGTGAGTTAAGAGCGGCGTGCTGGGTACGCACAGGGATAGGCCTACCATCCAGTCCACGGAGATGGCCCCGCTTCTTGGCTGCATCCTTCACATCCTCCAGCAAGTCAGCGTAGGCAGGGATGGCACGCATGAACTTGGCACGCATGGCCTTGCCCTCCTTCTCGCCTCCTCCAACGATCTCCCCCATCTTGGCATCGCCTGCCCCGTAGAGCAGGGCGTAGATAAAGGTCTTCGCCTGCGCTCTCGTAGGCAGTCCAGCAGCCTTCTGGTTGGCGGTGTGGATGTCACCATTCAGCACCTCCTGCCCGTAGGCTCCGTTGTCGTACCGAGCTAGGTAGTGGGCGAACAGGCGCAGCTCTAGGGCGGCAGCGTCACAGCCTACCAGCACCCAGCCTTCGGGTGCATGGAACAGGCTGCGGTACTCCGGCTCCTTGGGAACCTGCGCCATGTTGGGGCCGCTGTGTGTGCAGCGTCCTGTCACCGTACCGTTGTGGTTGCAGTACCCGTGGATCCTGCCGTCCGGCTTGACCTGCTGGATCCAGTTCTGCTGACCCTCGGCTAGTTGGCCTAGTCTCTTTTGGATCAGGAACCGTGCAGCCAGAGGCTTGGCCTCGGGATAGTTAAGGGACTCCAGTACCGACTCATCTACCTTCGGCTCGCCCGTCTCGGTGAACTCCTTGGGCATCCACTTGTACTTCTCACGCAGGGCACGGGCGATGTGCTGCCTGCTGCCGGGGTTGAACGCAGTCATCTTGACCCTACGCTTCTTGGTCTTCGGGGTCTCGTACTCGTCCACGAACGGAGGGAAGATGGCAGCTAGGGCTGCATCGATCTCCGCTCTCTGGCCCATGAGCTTGGCAGTCAGCGACTCAGCAGCCGAGCGGTTGAAGGTAAACCCCCGCTGCATCATCTGGTCAATCCTCCGAGCGAAGTTGTGCTCCAAGTCCATAGCGTTATCGGAGCAATGCTTCTCGTGGATCTTCTGATACAGGCGTGCGGTCACCTCGGTGTCACGGATGCAGTACTCCAGCATCTCCTGCGTGAACTCCTTCCAGTCCGTAGTCTTACCGAACTCACCCTTGTGGTGATCAAGGCGGTAGCCCCATGCCTCCAGAGAGTGACGGCCAATCAGCGCAGGAGGGAAGCCCTTGCGATTGAAGTCAGTCTCACGGAGGTCAGGCCACAACAGGCGGCTAGCTACTAAGGTATCCAGTACTTCGCCCAAGTACTGTAGCCCATGCAGCTTCTTGATCACGGGCAGGTCGAACCCTTGGATGTTGTGCCCGATCAGTTGGGGATGGCTGCTCAGGATGTGGGCAATGGTTACGGTGTCAGGCTTAACAAAGCTCTGCACCTCCCCAGTTGTGGAGCGCAGCACGATGCAATGGATCTTGGTGCATTCATCCAGCAGCCCGTCCGTCTCGATGTCGAGGATCATCAGAAGTCCTTCTCCTTCGTGCCTTCGTCGAACGCAGTAACCTCACGCAACCTACCAGTCTCCGGCTCGTACTTCAACGCACCAGCCGTACCAGTCTCACCGCTGAAGCGGTTCTTCAGGATGCGGATGGTCGTGATGTTCTTGGACTCATCGTCCTGCTGGTCACGCTCCAGACCGATGACCATGTCCGATAGCTGGGCAATGGCTGCTGATCCACGGAGCTGGGCTAGGCTGGTCTGTGCTCCGTTCTCGTGGCCCTTACCTTCAGGCCGCTTGAGGTGGGAGACAAGGATCATACCCATGCCCGTCTCCTCTACGAGGGAGCGGAGGGCAGTCATGGTGCGGTCGATCAGCCTACGCTCATCGCCCTCATCCATGCCGGAGACTACGATGGACAGGTGGTCAAGCACCACCCACCTACAGCCGCAGCTCTTGTGGAGGAAGCGGATGCGGTTGAGCAGGTTGTCCGAGTCGAGGCTACCGAAGTGATCGTAGAAGAACGCCTTGTCCTCCCCGATCAGTTGCTCGAAGGGTTCCTTGATCTCGGTGACATCGTAGCCCTTGATGTGCAGCGGCTTGTTCAGCGCGATAGACAGGAGGCCAAGGGCTGTGCGCTTGACGCTCTCCTCCAAGGCGATGTAGCCCACCCGCTCTCCCATTTGGATTAGGTGATAGGCGATCTCCCTACACACGAGGGACTTGCCAATGCCAGAGCCAGCCGTCACCGTGACCAGCTCACGGGTGCGAAGACCATGAGTCTTCTGGTTGAGGAGCTGCCAAGGGTAGTCCTTGGATTCGACCTCGTCGTCCTTGGTAATCAGATCCCAGACCGCCGACCCACTCACGATGCCGTCAGGACGGAACGCCTTAGCATTCCACATGGCATCGACCAGCTCGGGGATCTTGTTCGCCATCAGCATCTCGTTCGCATCCTTGAGGGGAAGCGTAGCGATGCAAGCTTTGTTTGGGCTGAACAATTCAGCGCACTCCGATGCAGCCTTCTTGCCCGGCTCATCGTTATCAAACATGAGCACTACCTTCTCAAACTGTTCGAGCCAGTTGATGTTGGCAGCAATAGCTTTCTTTGCACCCTGTGCCCCTGTCGGTACAGATACTACAGGCCACTTGTTTGCCTGAGCTTGGCTGAGGGACAGGGCATCGATCTCCCCCTCCACGATGCAGATGCGCTTGCCTTCGGTGCGGCACACATTGCTACCGAACAGCACGCCTGACACCGTACCTAGAACCTTGAAGTCCTTGTTGGCAAAGCGGAGCTTCTGCCCACAGAGCTGGCCCTGCTCGTCGTAGTAGTTGGCGACATGGACGCGCTGGCCCATGTAGGTTCCGATGCCATAGTTGTACTTGCGTCCTGTATCCACATGGATACAACGCTTGGCTGCTCCGTAGGTGTCAATGGTTACGGGCGTGAACGCCACCTTCTTACTCACAGTCTCCACGATCTTGTCTCCTTGTTGGTGTTTGTTGCAGGCGAAACAGAATGTATGCCCATCAGAGTAAACCGCCCGAGCATCGGACGAACCGCAACTCGGGCAGGCTTCATGTCTGATGAAGGCGGCTTCAGATGAGTCCTTCATCCTTGGTCTTGTTCTTGTTGTTAAGGTAGTTCTGTACAAACTTCTCCGTGTCTTCGATGGCGAACATAACTACCCAGCCTGTTAGCTGGCGGTTCTGTCCACTCATCGCTCCGTTCTGCCGCATGAGGACTACGGGGATCTCCTCCTTCTTGCGGTCACGCTCGGCTTGGGCGTAGTACTTTAAAGCCGCAATGCTGGAGATGCGCTTCACTTCTACATGGAGCGTATCCCCAGCATCGAGCAGGTCAGCCGAGTGCTTGCCGTTTGACTGGGCAGCGCGGATGCAGTTAGGTGCGTGCCAGTACTCGCGCACATGGTCACGCGCTTCTCGTTCTCCACGCTTACCCTTGTCACGGCTATTCATCTCGGGCTACTCCCTTTGCTTTCTTGATGTCACGGTACAGGGCACAGTACCCTGCCGTGTTCAACCAGCTTGCCTCGTAGTCCGTAGCCACTAGCGTGTACACATACACATCTTCGCCCAGCACAGTAATCTTGTGCGGCTGGATGTCGAAGCGAGCAGTCTCCTCAAAGTTAATCTTGAGCTTGTGCATCGCATTGACCGCATCCAGCTTGGTCTGGAATACTTTCCAGAAGCAGAGGTTGCGTACTCGCTGTGCCATCAGAAGTCCTCGCTGCTCATGGGTACATCGCCCTTCTCTACCTCAGATGCTTCGGCTTGGGTAGCCGAGAAGCCATAGTCATTGAAGCCCATGTTGCCGCTGTTGGCCTGAATAACTTGCACAGCTTCGAGGCGCAGGCTCAGGCCAGCACCGACCGAGGCGACGAAGTAAGCGTTAGCTTTGAACGCCACCTTGATCTGAGAGTTGTGGCCAATGATGCCCGTGAAGGGCTTACCATCAGAGCCAAAGAGGGCAGGCTTGCGCTCGTACTTGCGGCCATCCTTAGTCTCGCCGCTCGCACCCAGCTTAAACTTAACCTTGTACAGCCCAGTCTCGTTGCCTTCCTTGTCGGTCAGCGGACGCACAGGCGAGTCGGCCTGCTTGATCTTGGGCTTCTTGTGTTCAGTCATCATCGCCTTGATAGCCTGCACATACATCTCCTCCAGCATCTGGATGAAGTTGTTGTGCTCGGTATCGTTCGGGTTAAGGACGATGGTTGCTTCGTAATCACCAGCCTCGTTGAACTTTGTGTTCGGCTCGTTGAGCTTCGGCCACAGGGTAGTTGCAACTGGCGAGGTGATGATCTTGTTGTTGTTCATGAGAAGAAGTATTGGCTTTGGTTTAGAGTTGTGATGTCGAAGCTGCCCATCTCGGGAGGAGCTGGAACAGCCTCGGAGTTGTTGAGGCGCAGCTTAGTGTTCTCGGCAAACTCTTCAAGAAGATTCCCAGAGAATGTCTCAAGTGCTGCATCCTTGAGAGCTTGCGACAACAGATCCACTTGCGATGCAGGTACTCCGAAGGAGTCATGCACGCAGGTAATCTGGTATACGCCCCGCTCGGATAGACGATTGACAGCCTTGACTAAGACGGTCGCGTCTAACGAGTGGATGAAGTTGGGGGACAGGGCTGACCGCTGCTTGGTGCGGCTCAGGGTCTTGTCCTCCTCGCGCATCTTGAAGACCACATAGCGGTCGCCAAGATTGGTGCGGACATACGCACCTCGTGTGCTGTTGTACTTATGCCGGACGAAGAAGCCAACGGGTGTAGTCCACTCGATGGCCTTGCCTTCGTCGGTGTGTAGGTTAGCTACCTCGTGCAGCCATGACATGGCGGCTCGTGCCCCAGTCACGATCTCATTGATGCTGGCCCAGACCATACGGTTAAGGTAGATCAGGTAGCGATAGCTGTCCTCAGCAATGGGAGCTAGGCGGTTGGCATAGCAATGGTCTGCGTAGTAATCGCTTACATACTTCTGGCTGGTGTAGATGCTAGCTCCGTAGGGCAGCACCATGACCGAGCGTTTAACCAGACCACGAGGCAGGCGGTGATGCCAGAACTCCAACCATGCCTTGGACATCGGGTGCTCGTAGCTATCCTGTAGCTTCTTTAGCGTCAGGTCAGCCACACGCTGGTAGATATCCTGCGGTGCAGGCGAGGGTGCACAGTTGGTTGCATCCGCACCGTACTGGTCGCGCAGCATGAGAGAGAACAACTGTAGGCCATTGTTAGATCCGTCAAGTTGGATCGGCAAATGGCTCAAAAATTTTTCACCCTCAACATTTGCTACCTCAATGCACGCTGCGAGGAACTGCCAAGGCTTGTCGGCCTCAGCCCACCACAGGTCAGAGAGGGGATCACGGCCAGTAGCTTGGATGCGAGCTAGGTTGTCTCGTGTCCATGCTTCCCGTTCATCCCATGTGCCCTTGTCCATGCCAAAGGTGTTGGCGGTGTGGCGGTAAAGCCATTGCTTACCCCGACTGTCCAGCTTGACACCGTCACGGAACATCAACAGGCCGCGAGCTAAGTCATCGCCCTGCGGATTGAGGAAGGAGGGCACAGCGTACACCCGACCTCGGAAGTCAAGCTGATAGGGGAACCAGAACGGTTCAGCACCCATCTCCTTGGCTACCATCAGGGTGCGGCTAGTCCCAATACGAAGGGCTTGGTGCTCACGGTTACGGGTGTGGGCACGAGCAGCCATCTTCTTCCATTGGCGGTGCTCCTCGCTGTCCTTATCGCATTCTGGACGGGTAGGAGGAACCTCGTCGGTACGCTTGGGCAGGCAGGGCACATCCATGTCCCGCTCCCACAGCTCACGGGCCACATCGTAGACGGTGCGGTTGATCAGGAACGGTGTGTTCTGGATGTGGTTGACCGCTTGGTATACGGCTGGACAGTTATCCTTGCTGTTGGTTGCAAGGACATCCTCGTCCACACCTTTGATCAGCTTGAGCTTGGGCAGCTCCTCTGTCCAGTAGCCCCCATCATCGACAGTACGCCATGCTTTGGGCGGAGCGTTGAGCGGTAGCCAGAAGGGTTTAGCTGCGGCCAGCAGTTCGTGTGCTTTCTTCAGCCACTCGACGGTCTCGGGCGTAGGCATCACCAGTTTCATGGTGCTACGCTTTCCCGGAGTTGTCGGGTTGGCTACATTCTTGAAGTACAGCAGGCCGGAGGTCTCGACCATGATCTCCAGCATGAACGCACCCACCCGCATCTGATCGCGGTGTGACCAGTCAGCTAGGCTGAGGGATGTGACCAACCACTTGAGGCTTTTGTTGGACTGGGCACGGTTGCGTGCCTTGGTCTTGGTGCGCTTGTGCTTACGCTGGTGGTTGAGGAACTCGGTCTTGTCCTTCGCCTTGATGGCGCGGAGCATAGCCTCCTCACGGAGGTGTGCCCCGACTGCATGGGCGATGGGCTGGTAGTACATACCCTTGGCTAGGCAGTCCATGATCACGCGAGCTGCGATGATGGATGCCACATCAGCGGGGATCGCTGCCAGCAGGGGAACTGATGCAGCGTACTGTCCAGCCACACCAGACTTGTACTTCTCTAGCATGGACTCGATGCGTCCAGTCATCCGGCGTGCTGCCTCGGTCATGAGGCAACGCTCGGGGCTGAAGTGGGTCGGTGCTACAGGCGCAATCATCTCAGCCTTCTGCTGCCCGTAGGCCACAGCTTGGCGAGAGCGATAGCGAGAGAGGCCGAGAGAACGCATTCGTTTCTCCCGTGCTCGTGTAGATTTCTTGTCGGTCACTCGTCCCTCCGTAGCTGGTTGAAGCGCGTGAGGAATAACTCACGAGCGTTGGCGACAGTCCAAGGTACGATGAAGGTGGGGTCAGGGCGCACACCGATCAGACCGTAGTCACCGATGGGCATGAGGTCTCTGACCTCAGCAGCGCACATCTCTAGGTCTGCCTTCTTGACCTCCTCCTTGTAGGTGTCCGGCTCGATATCAAAAGCAGCGCAGATCGTAGCGTTCAATCGCTTCTCGATCTCACGGTACTGGGGGAGCAGAGCCTTGAGCGGGGTAGGTACATCGACGAGGTACGCCTCGGTCGCATCATGCAGCAGGGCGTGCAGCCCAGCACGCTCATCGA